AATGGACACGGAGCATAGTGTTGCTCAGCGTTTCTTGCTCTCATCATATGAGAGGCCTCCCCTAAAAAGGGGGTTTATCCATATAGCGGGATATCGCTTTCAAAATCGTGGTTATGCTTCCTTCAAGTAAAAAGCAAATTGAGTTTTTCCGACCTAGGACACTCCAGACCTGAAATGTGATCGAGGGATAAATTACCCTTGGTTTCACCTTTGAGCTCTGAAACTCTGATCCTTGCACAGTGGCGGTGCTTTCGGTGGACCTAACAGTTCGCTGAAGTACTTTTCGTACCACGTTTTGGAAGATTCTGCGGAAGATTATCCGACTTCTCGTGTTGATTGGCGCTTTGTTTACATCGCGGCTTGACAATCGCAGTACTCCTTCGGGGGGAGCCGACTAGAACACACCCTTTGGGTTTGAGAAGAACGAATATGGAATCCAATGATAGCCAGTGCCTGGGCCCTAAACTCTTCGGAGTGGGCGTGTTCCATGCTCTGCGGGGCCGACGATGTCATACCTTAACAGGACAATTTGACGGAGGCTAACATGGATAGGGGCAAGACCCCAGATCATCAGAGAGGATGAAGGGTAGGTAATTAAGGAATGGGGGATAGGGGAGTTAAACGAGCGTTTAAAAGACGCAGGGATGTCACCATAGGGAGGCGCCCCCCGGTCTGGGGATAAGGACCGTGTTCGAGTGCCACACGAAAGGGCTTTACTCTGATCTCTGTGCCGATCATAGCATGTTGAGTGAGGAGATTAGTCTAGGTACGATCCGTAACCGATAGGCCTACACGTTACTAGGGTCTTTCAACAAACACGAACAAAAAGCGCTCCGTAGTCTGCGCTTGGTCACAAAGGCCGTAAAGACTGCGACCCGGCGCGCGGACATTAATAGTCTGCGTGCCTTTGCTCGGGTGGTCCGTAAAAAGACTTTCCGGGAACGTCCCGCCACGGGATCGAAAGAGAGCCTCTCACGTAGTAAGGATGAGGATTTCTCAGACGGTAACAGTGGAGATCTGGCTCTTTGGGCTGGATTGGCTGGTGACGCCACAAAGCTCGCCAAATCTGAGGCTATCGGTCTAGACGTCAAACTAGACTCCTCGGAAGTGCCCTCCGTAAATATCACGGACAAAAAGCTTTCTCGCGCAGAGAGACTAGCCCGTGTAGATTCGGAGTTGAAAAAAATTGAGAAAATATCTGAAAAGATCGTTGATTACCAGGGATACCGGGTGGAGACCTACCTTCACGGTGGTGTTTACCATGCGACGGAAGGGCTGACCGATAGGGAGCAAAGTGCCTCGATGGCTTCTGAGCTCTTTCTCGATTGGGCCGACCAGGAATACTGGAAGTTAAAGGTCGAAAGAAAAAAAATAGAAAATGAAGGAAAGTCGGAGTTAGTCGAAAGGTTTAGTGCAGTCCTGCTCGAGTTGGAGAAGTACTCTGACGAGCTGGATGATAAGATAACCTTAGACCAACGTTGGAACCTCGCTAAGGCGACTGACGTCCATGAGGCGACGGCCACTCAGGCGGGTTGGACAAGCTCTGTGGGTGCTATGAAGCACAGTCGGGAACTGCGGGAAATACTTTTGATGACTCTCGGCCATGTGTCCAAAGTTAAGGACCTAGCTCTTAGGGACCGCCTCCAGAGGGAGACGGAAGCCGAGCTAGATTTGGTCGATGATCTCGAAAGGAAAGCCTGCGGCGACCTCTACGGAGCCTATCTGTACCTTTCTGGCGGCGCGGAAACCCCCGTTTCTACCGTGTTTGATAAAGATGCCTGTGATGATGAGATGGAATTGGAGTTCGGTTCCCTTGACAAGGAGGGTTCAGAGATCGATCGAGATAGGGCTGAGGCCCTGTTCTCTCGTTATCTGGCCCGCAAGGTCTGGGTCCCTACGTCCTGGCGCAAACTGCAAAAAGCCGGCTCCAGTTTCCTGTCGCGTGTGTGCGACAATCCCATTAAGGTGAGCGTGAATGAGCGGGCCAGGGAAATTGCCTGCAGAATTCTAGCTCTCATCATGGAGGACGAGTCATATGAAGACTTCGTCAAGCGTCAATACATTCCGGAGAGTGGGTGTGTGGAAGCGTCGAAAGCAAGTGGGGGGAAAAGATTTTTCAATAAAATAAAAGGACGGCGTTATATAAAGAAATACGTCGTCCCGGCCTCGATCTATACAGGCGGGAAGATTAGGACGATTACCAAAGATTCGGCAGAGAATGTCAGGCACGTTTGGGTCTGTAAGTACCTGAACCACTGCTTCTCTCAGCTCGACTGCTCTATTTTCGGCGGTCAAGTGAGTCAATGGTGGGAGAAAAATAGGGGACGTATGAACTACGGGAAGTTCGCGTTTGTGTCAGGAGATCTCGAGGCAGCCACTGATAATTTTGATGGCCGCATTACGGACTCTTTGCTCGACACATTCTGCGAGATTACTCGTTATCCACACGCGGAAGAACTTAAGTCGTTCACCACGCGCTGCCTCTTCAAGGTAGGCCATGGAAAGACGGCTCGGTTCTACAAACAAACCCGCGGACAGATGATGGGCTCCGTGGTTTCGTTCCCTCTCCTTTGCATCCTTAGTCTGACTGCTTATCTGTATCAAAGCAGTGATGAACACTTGTGGGGAAAGATCTTGGCAGACAAAAAAAGTTTAAAAAATCTGAAAGGTGTAGGAATCAACGGGGATGATGTCGTTTTCCAAGAGTCCAAGTACACGTCTAGCAAGGGTTGGCGGAAGGGAGTCGAAGCCATCGGTGGCATCGTCTCTCCCGGGAAGTCTCTGAGGAATCGGAGATACTTCACCGTTAATTCCGAGCTATGGGACGCGAAGAAGGGCGAAAAGGTTAACGTACTCAGGCCATCTCTCTTGACCGCTCTCACAGGGGATAATCGTTACTTCATTAATCCCCAGATCGAGTGGAAAGAGTACCGGACCTGCCTCGATGAAAATCCCTACATAACAAAAAAAGCAGAAAGAGTGTGGGCAATTACCGAGAAACTAAGCCTGGACATCCCTATAAGTCTAGGAGGCCTCGGTATTGTAAAGGGAAAGAGGGAT